GAATTATTTTTCGTATATTTACGTAAACAAAAAATTAAAGTTATATGCAAACAATCAAAGACCCATCATTAGAACCTTATTATATAGGTAGAGACTCACACTGTTATACAGTATATGAAGTAATTACACCTGACTCTGATAGATTAAGAACAGAATCTAGCAAAGGTGAGAATTATGAGAAACCTGTAGCACATTATTCCAAATTTGGGAGTGCCTTAAATAAAATAGCAGAATGTCAACTACATAGTAGTAAAGAAAAATTTGACAGTGTGTCAAAATATCTCGATAGATGGGATGAATTATCAAATAAATTAGAAAAATTAATAAATTATAAAGGACTATGAATTTAGAAGCATTATTTAATGCGGTTATCGTTAAACCGATTGAACAAAACGAAGAAATGTATGGATCTATTGTCGTACCAGATATGGGTAAAGACAAAAATGAACATGGTATTGTAGTATCAGTTGGACCTGGTCAGCACACACATTTAGGACATTTTATTGAATCAGAAATTAAAGTAGGAGATGAAGTAGTTTTGCCTACTCAAGGATTTACTAAAGTAGAACATAATGGTGAAGATTATTATGTAGGACCAGAAAATCAAATACTAGCAAGAGTTAAAGCAACAGTTGCTGATGTGTTGGCAGAAACAGAAGTTACTGAAGAAGAACAAGCATATATTAATGATATAAAATTAGAAGACAATGAGTAAAATTATAGAATTTGGCCCAGAAGGGAGAGAAAAATTGGTAAAAGGTATTGATACATTAGCAGATGCTGTAGTATCAACTTTAGGACCTAATGGTAGAAATGTAGTTATTGAAAAAGAACATGGACAAGTACAATCTACTAAAGATGGTGTAACAGTAGCTAAACATATAGCACTTAAAGATCCAGTTGAAAATTTAGGTGTTAATTTAGTTAGAGATGCCTCAATTAAAACAGCTGATAAAGCCGGAGATGGTACTACAACATCTACTTTATTAGCTAGAGAAATGATTAAAGGTGGACTTAGTCATTTAAATAATGGAGCTAATGCTGTTGAAATAAAAAGAGAAATTGATAAATCAGTAGAAGAAGTTATTGATGTTTTAAAAAATAAAATATCAGAAGATATTTCATCTGAAGGTCAATTAGAACAAGTAGCAACAGTTTCAGCTAATAATGATAAAGAAATAGGTAAATTAATATCTACAGCATTAGATAAAGTAGGAGATGAAGGAATAGTACACATTGAAGAAAGTAAATCTGGTGAAACATATTTAGAAACCGTTGAGGGTATGCAATTTGATAGAGGATTTAAATCTCCATATTTTGTTACTGATAATAACACAATGACTAGTACTTTAAGTGATGTTAGTGTTTTAATTGCAGATCATAAATTTACTAGTGTGAAAGAATTATTACCTATATTAGAAGGTGTAGCAAAACAAGCTAAATCATTATTAATAATAGCTGAAGATATAGATCATGAGGCATTAGCAACTTTAATTGTTAACAAACAAAGAGGTACATTAAATGTGTGTGCAGTTAAAGCACCAGATTTTGGAGATAGAAGAAAATTAATTTTAGAAGACATTGCTATAATGACTGGTGGTGTTGTATTTGATAAATCTAAAGGAATGAAGTTAGATAAATTTTCTTGGGATTGGTTTGGTGAAGCTAGAACAGCAACAATAGGTAAAGATAAAACTACTATTATTGATGGTAAAGGTGATGAAGAAGCTATAAACAGTAGAGCAAGCGAATTAGCTAATCAAGTTGAAGGATCTGAAAGTGAATTTGAACGTGAACAATTACAAAGTAGATTAGCTAAAATGTGTGGAGGAGTTTCAATTATTCATGTAGGTGGTCGTAATGAAACTGAAATGAATGAGAAAAAAGATAGAGTTGATGATGCTTTACATGCTACAAAAGCAGCAATTGAAGAAGGTATTGTACCTGGGGGTGGATCAGCATTACTTTATGCTAGAGAATCTATAGATAATAGTAGTATTGGATCAGAAATTGTTTATAAAGCATGTGGTAAACCATTCGAACAAATACTTATAAATGCAGGACATGATTCAGTACAAGCACAAATGTTAGGTAAGTATAGATTAGTTGATAGTGGTGATGATACATGGGCAGGATATAATATAAAAACAGATGAAGTTGTTGATATGAAAAAATCAGGTATTATAGATCCAACTAAAGTAACTAGGGTTGCATTAGAAAATGCTGCTGCTGTAGCAGGAACAGTATTACTTACAGAATGTATAGTAGTAAATGAACCTAAAGAAGATAAACCACAAATGCAAATGGACCCTTCAATGATGGGAATGTAATATGGAAACAATAATTAACGAAAATAATGAATTGATAGCAGTAAGAGTACCACCTGGAGACAGGTGGAAACTCGTTACTGATCCAAAAAATCAAGTATATCCAACTTTAACAGAAACTTTAGAAGCATATCTAAATAAAACAGGGTTTAAAGGAGAATATAGATTAGATCCTATGGGAAGTAAATTATATGCTATTCATTCAATAGAAGAACAAGTTAAGCCAAAAGAAGAAAAAATGTATTCATTGTATGGTGAGTTTAAACAGGGAGCTTAAACTTGGAGAATTAAATAATATTTTGTATATTTAGGTTATGAAAGATCACGGATTATTAGTAGAAAAATATCGTCCTACAAATTTAGATAATTATGTAGGTAATGAAAGTATTAAAAAATCAATATCAAATTATATTAGTCAAAATGATATTCAAAATTTAATATTTTATGGACCAGCAGGAACTGGTAAAACAACTCTAGCAAAATTAATTGTTAAAAATATAGAATGTGACCACATTTATATTAATGCTTCTGATGAAAGAGGTATTGAAACTATTAGAGATAAAGTATCTGGATTTGCTAGTGTTATGTCATTTAAACCTATTAAGGTTGTTATATTAGATGAAGCAGATTTTTTAACTATACAAGCACAGGCATCTTTAAGGAATGTAATTGAAACTTTTTCAAGAACTACACGTTTTATCTTAACTTGTAATTTTGTTGAACGTATTATAGATCCTTTACAATCAAGGTGTCAAACATTAAAAATTATTCCACCTAGTAAATTAGATGTTGTTAAACATTTAAAGAAAGTTACTGAGAAAGAAGATATCAAAGTAAACGTAAATGATTTAGCAATTGTAGTTAACAACAACTATCCTGACGTTCGTAAAATGCTTAATACTATACAGGTATCTACACAAGATAATGTATTAAGTTTAGATACAACTGCTTTAGTATCATCTAATTATATGGCTGAAGTTGTTAAGGAATTATCAACATCATCACCTAAATTTAATACAATAAGACAAATAATAGCTAATGCTAATGTTAAAGATTTTGAAGGATTTTATCGATTTTTATTTGATAATGCTTCGGATTTTGCACCTGGGAAAGAAGGCACAGTTGCAATACATATAAATGAGTACAGTTTTCAATCTAATTTTAGAATTGATAAAGAAATAAACTGTATGGCCTTAATAAAACAATTAATTAATATTTAAATTTAAAAAAATGAGTGAAAACAATGTAGGACAACCACCAGTAAAATTAGAAGACACGACAGGATTCGTAACACCAGAGGGAAACAAAATTTTCCAACAAGGAGTATTATTACGTAGTGTATCTAAATTTGTAGCAGGAACTGATGAAGATGCAGTTATGCCAATTCCAGTATTTTTCTGTCCTGATACTAAAAAAATAGTAGGATTAACATTACCACCAGAAATCAGAGATGAATATAAAGACGATTTAATATAGATGACAGTATTTAATTGGCTAGAAGAAATAACCGTTAAAAAAACACCACCTAATGATTTTACCCAACAAGATTGGGATGATTGGAATTCTTATATGGTACATAGATTTTTATCTATGAATATGAGTTATATTGACATAGTTAATTTTGTACAAAATATAAATCCCCAAAATAAAAAGGAGATTTATACTATTTATAGGGAAATGATTCCTAAAAGGAAAGTATGGAACAAATATATCAAGAACCAAAATAAAAAGGATTCTAAAGAACTAGCAAAAGTCATAGCTAATAAATTATCAATTGGAAGTGATGAAGCTAGTTCGTATATTCCCATATTAGGAAAAGATAATATCACTGAAATGTTAAGTGATTTAGGTTATGATAAAAAAGAATTAAAACAATTAATAAAAACAATATAAAATGGCTAAATTAGTAGATATGTTAAGAACATCTGCAGAAGCAGATAAAGCAAAAGCATTGTTATCACTTGAATTATTAGGTAGCAAAGCAGTTGGTATCGGAGACCATTCAACAGGAGATTTTTATAAGAATGCTGAAGAAGCACTTGTAATGTTAGTAGATGCTGATGATAGGTTAGAAGCTTTAAGTAAATACTTTAATGATAAAGGACAAATAAATGGATAGTGTAAAAAAATATTTAGAAAGATCTGATGAAATTAAAGCTCAAGAAAAGTTAGAGGGAATAACCGTATCTGAAACAGTAGAAATATTTGAAAACGAATACCCAGAATTATCTGAAGAGTTTAAAAATATTGGTAGAGAAATGTATGAAATGTTTGCTCGTAAACATATGGATTATGGTTTAAATAATATTGCTTTAGGTGGTGATATTTTAAATAGCAAGGATGATAAAAAATTCTCACTAACTGGTTTATGTATTAGACTCACAGATAAAATTTCACGTTTAAAAAATCTATTAATTAATGGTCGATCATTCGTTCAAGGTGAAGGTATGGAAGATACATTTATAGATATAGCCAATTATGGCATAATCGGTCTTTTAGTAGGTCGCGATAAATGGAAAAAATAATTTGGCTAAAAAGGTTCCAATAATAGTAAGGGAGATTAGAAATAATCCCCCTTCACCAGTTAATTTTGCAGTTGAAAAGAATATATCATATTCTCAATTGTCAATGTTTACTCAATGTCCTAAAAAATGGTCACTTCAATATAGAGATGGTCATAAGATTAGTGAACAAAGTATTCATATGACATTTGGAACTGCTCTACATGAAGTTTTACAGCATTACTTAGACGTAATGTATGAAACAAGTGGTGCTGAAGCCGACAGAATTAATATTGAAGAGTTATTTGAGGATACTTTAAGAAAATGTTATGCTAATGATTATAAAAAGAATAAAGACCAACATTTTAGTTCTCCAACTGAATTAAGAGAATTTTTTGATGATGGTAAAGAAATATTAAAATTTTTTAAAAAACAAAGAGGTGCTTATTTTAATAAAAAAGGATGGCATTTAGTTGGTTGTGAGGTACCAATAGTTATGGCGCCTAATTTGCGTCTTAACCGCGTAAAATACATGGGTTACTTAGACGTCG